AAACACAACTATACCTGCATTTAAATCTGTTGCAAAAGAGATTGATGCAGATGTTGATACAATTGAATGGAAAGGTTGGACTTCGGAACAACACCCTGCATATGAATCATTTGATGATCTAACAGCTAATAACGAACATCTAGTAATACCTGTAAACAAAAACTTGTCAGGAACATCAACTAGAGGTTATAAAGAAGGTGGACAGGTAGGTTCTTTAGGAAATGTAAATGTTCTTGATTTAGGAGAAAGAGTAAATGGCTGAAATACCATTGGGTCCAGGCGGCCCTCAAGCAGATATGATAGAAGAAGCAGAAGAGCTTGATATTGTAGAGGTTCCAGAACAACCGAATATTACCGAGTTAGATGATGGAACTGCAATTATTGGCGAGATGCCAGAAGAGCCTATGTCATCTGATCAAATACCATTTGATGCTAATTTAGCTGATTTCATTGATGAAGCAGATTTAAGTAAAGTTTCTGATGATTTATCTTCATCTATAAAAGATGACATATCATCTCGTGATGAATGGGAACAAGTGTACAAGTCTGGATTAGAGTTGCTTGGTATCAAATATGAAGATAGAACTGAGCCTTTTGAGGGTGCAACAGGTGTAATACATCCTTTGTTATCTGAATCTGTCACACAGTTTCAAGCACAGGCTTATCGTGAATTGTTACCAGCGGGCGGCCCCGTTAGGGTTCAAGTTATGGGTCAGGAGACACCCGAACTTGTTGCACAAGCTGAACGTGTTAAAAATTATATGAACTATGAGATTACTTGTACAATGGAAGAGTTTGATCCTGAGCTTGATCAAATGCTTTTTTACCTTCCAATTGTTGGTTCAACATTTAAAAAAATATATTTTGATCCGTTACTACAAAGAGCCGTTAGTAAGTTTGTCCACGCAGAAGATATAATTGTTCCTTATTCTGCTACAGATTTGTTGACGGCTTCTCGTGTTACTCACGTAGTAACTATGAGCAAAAATGATATTCTTAAATTACAACTAACAGGTTTTTACAAAGATGTGGATTTACCAGATTCCGATCATAGTGCTACAAGCTATACAGATATTAAAGAAGAGCTTGATAAAGCTGATGGAACTTACCCATCATCTTATGATGAAGAGTTAACTATACATGAAGTACATACAAATCTTGATCTTGTTGGTTTTGAAGATAAAGATGAAAATGGCGAAGAAACAGGATTAAAATACCCTTACATTGTTTCTATTTTAGAAAAAACAGGCAAAATACTATCTATTAGAAGAAACTATGATCCAAACGACCCTCTTATGCGTAAAAAACAATATTTTGTGCATTACAAGTTTTTACCCGGTCTAGGTTTTTACGGATTTGGTTTAACACATATGATGGGTGGTCTAGCTAAAGCATCAACGAGCATATTAAGACAATTAATTGATGCAGGCACATTGAGTAATTTACCTGCGGGTTTTAAGGCACGAGGAGCTAGAATAAGAGATGAAGATTCTCCTTTGGCACCTGGTGAGTTTAGAGATATTGATGTAGCAGGTATGGATATACGTCAATCATTGATGGCATTGCCGTTTAAAGAGCCGTCAAATACGTTGTATTCATTGTTAGGTACTTTAGTAGACTCTGGTAGACGTTTTGCTTCTATGGCTGACATGAAGATCAGTGAGATGGGTGGCGAAACACCTGTTGGTACTACAATGGCTATTATGGAACGTGGCACAAAAGTAATGAGTGCTATTCATAAGCGACTTCATTATTCACAAAAGCAAGAGTTTCAATTACTCGCACAAGTGTTCGCCCAGAATCCAAAGCCATATCCTTATCAGGTACCAGGTGCTCCTCCGATGATTATGCAGACTGACTTTGATGATCGTATAGATGTCATACCTGTCAGTGACCCGAACATTTTTTCGATGTCACAAAGAATAGCGTTATCACAAACACAATTACAATTAGTTCAAAGCAATCCAGAACTTCACGGTGGTCAACAGGGATTGTATCAAGCATATCGTAAGATGTATGAGGCATTGGGTGTATCAAATATTGACCAGATACTACCACAACCTCAACAACCACAACCAATGAATCCTGCGAAAGAAAATCAAGAGGCAATGAGAGGTTCTAGGTTACAAGCATTTCCACAGCAAAACCATGAAGCTCACATTGAAGCTCATTTAGCTATGTTGTCTACGCCTGTTGCTCAAATTAATGCAACAATTGTTATGACATTACAAGGTCACATACAAGAGCATATAGGTATGATGGCAGAGGCTATGGCACAAGCTGAAATAACAGCGACCATTACACCTGAACAGCAAATGATGATGCAACAAAATCAACAAATGATGCAAGAGATGCAGACACAGATACAAGATCGTGCAGCTGTTATTATTGGTGAATTAACTGAGAAATATGCACAGACTATCCAACCAGAAAGTAATTCTGACCCATTGGTAGAAATAAGAAAACAAGAGTTGGCAATTAAAGGTGCTGAATCTCAACGTAGAGCTCAAGAATTTGAAGAAAAACAAGAACTTGAAAAAGAGAAAGAAAGAAATCAACGATTGGTTGATCAACAAAGAATTGACATTTCAGAAGAGGCATTGAATGATAAAACACGTATTGCAGAAGAGCGTATCCAAGCTCAAAGAGATATTGCTAATGCTAACAACAATAGGAGAGACTAAATTGGTAAGTTCTATTAGAGAAAAAATATATAAAGTTGAAAAACAAAAAAAGGTAGACAGAAGAAACGCTAAAGAAGGTGTTGCTCCTGAACCAGTGTTTCATGAAGTAAAAGAACCTGAAGTTGAAAAAGTAATTGACAGTGGTGAAGTAAAAGCTACACCTAAAGTTACAAAACCAAAGATAAAGAAAAAAGGCAGACCAAAAAAGGAGAAGTAATATGGCACTAAAACCAGTTCCTGAAGATAATAAAGGTTTAAAAAAACTACCAACTGAAGTTCGTAACAAGATGGGTTTTATGAAAAAGGGTGGTCAAGTTGCAGGTCCTAAAGGATATACAAAAAAAGGTTTAGGTAAAGGGTATCAAACATTACCTTTTAAAATTCCAGAGGGTAAAAAAGGAGATGCAATTAGAGCTATGTTTTTAAATAGAAAAAACATTGAAAAAAAGAATAAAGGTGGTCTTGTCAAGGGTGGTACATCTGCACAAATGACAGGTAAGGAGTATAAAGGTACTTTCTAATGCCAAAGCGTAGAAAAGGATTTCCGACCGTAGAAGAGTCGATTAAACTTTTTTCTGGTATGACACCAGCACAGAGAAGAGCTATGGAAAGAATCTCTGAAAATCGTCAGTACAATGAAAAATACAAAAAAAATTACGAAATAGAACCTTACACTGGACAAAAAGGTTTTCGTTTTAACAAGGGGGGAATAGTAAGTAAAGTAAAACAAACAAAGTATTTTTAAATGATCGATCCTATAACATTAGGTGCAGCAGTTAGCACAGCCACAACTTGTTATAAAACTTTTATATCTATGGTGCAATCTGGTAAAGAACTTGAAGATTGCACAGCTACTTTAGGAAAATGGATGGGTGCTGTATCTGATATAGACAACATTCACAAAAACTCTAACAACCCTTCAACATTTGATAAATTATTTAATGGTTCTGTCCAAGAAGTTGCAATGGAAAGTTTTGCAGCTAAAAAGAAAATACAAAAACAAAGAGAAGAATTAAAAAACTGGCTGATAGGGCATTATGGTTTGAAAGCTTACGATGACCTACTACGGGAAGAGGGTAGAATTAGACGGCAGAGGCAAGAAGCCGTATATGCTCGTCAAGAGCAGAAACGTATAATAAGAGATTACACTATTATGGGTATTGCTTGTCTTATAGGATTTTCTGCTCTTGGTTGGATGATCTGGTTAATTACTATGGAAGTTGGTTGATGGTTATGTTGTATAATTTTATATATTATTTTTTAATATTCTTTTGCATTGTGTCTTTTTTAGTTGTTGTTGCAATAGCCAGAGAAAAAGGAATAACCACTTGCCGATTAGCAAAACAACTATTAGAAGATAAAACAAG